CTTCTCAATAAGCCGTCCCTGATTATTTATAACCCTATTAAGGTTCCTAATAACCTTATTTCCCGTACAATTTATTAACGTGACTCGAAAGAGAAAAAACAAAAAAAAATGGCAAATAACATTTTAAAAGAAGCTATCGCTGACGCTAAAGCAGTTCGTCAAGTTGCTCTTGCAAACGCAAAAGCCGCATTAGAAGAAGCTTTTACACCAAAATTACAATCTATGTTATCCGCAAAATTATCTGAAGAATTAGAAGATGATTATGATATGGATGTGGAAGGAACAATGACTTATGAAGAGGATGAAGATCTAGACATGGGTGAAAATTATGGTGAAGAAGATTCAATGGATGAGGAAATTAATTTGGAAGACATTCTTAACGAATTAGAATTAGAAGATGACGATGAAGAAGAAGATTTAGAAGAAATTCACAAAGTAGGCCAACCAAACTACAAAGCAGATGGAGTTCATGATGTATTGAACAGTGCATCTGATGTAAATGATGGTCTTAATGAGAATTTTGATTTAGATTCTCTTCTTAAGGAAATTAATGATTTAGAAGACGAAGAAGAAATCATGGAAGTTGAAGACGACGAAACGGATTTAGTTGAACAATTAGGAGATATGAGTGCAATGGAAGATCCTTTTGATGATATGATGGAAATGGAGATGGATGACATGGACATGGACACATTTATGGACGACGACATGATGATGGAAACTAACAAAAAAGGAGGATGTGGATGTAAAAAAGAAAACATCAAACTTCAAGAAACTAAGAAAGCTTACAACACTGTAAGAGCTGAGTTAAACGAAGTTAACCTTTTAAATTCTAAATTATTGTATGTTAACAGAATTTTTAAAGCAAATGATTTATCTGAAGCACAAAAACTACGTGTAGTTGAAACTTTAGACAAAGCTGAAAGCGTTAAAGAAGCTAAATTAATATACGAAACAGTTAAGGATACGTTTACTATTTCTAAGAAAAAGAAAACGGCTCCAAAAAGATCAATCAGAGAAAATTTAGGAAGGGCATCTAAAGCTACATTAACATCAGCTCCAAGAAAGTCAGTTCTTAATGAATCAAATGATATGGTTGCTAGAATGCAAAAGCTAGCAAATATTAGTAAAATAAAATAATTTTTAATTTAAAACAAAAAAAATGAACACAATTAACGGTTTATTAGTAGGTGCAAGCCCCTATCACGTTCTTTCCGATCACTCAGAAAAATTAGCTGGAAAATGGGAAAGATCAGGATTATTAGAGGGAATCGAATCTTCTACAGAACGAAATAACATGTCAATGTTATTAGAAAATCAAGCTAAACAGCTTGTAAACGAAGCAAACACTACAGGAACAGGTACATCAGTTGTAGCTGGTAACTCTGAAGCGTGGGCGGGTGTAGCTCTTCCATTAGTAAGAAGAGTATTTGGAGAAATTGTTGCTAAGGATTTAGTATCAGTTCAACCAATGAACTTACCAGCAGGATTAATTTTCTACCTTGACTTCCAATACGGAGGTTCACAAGGAGGAAAAACAGCAGGTGAATCACTTTATGGTGCAACAGCAGATCTTAAAAGAACTGACGGTGCATTTAATAAAGGTCTTTATGGAGCAGGTGAGTATGGTTACTCAATGTTACAAACTTCATCAATAGTAGCAGGTGGATCTACAGCAGCAACAACAGTTACAACAGCATCAGCTCTTTATGCAGATATTTTATTAGCTGACTCTGACTTTATATCAAGTTCTGCAGCTAACAACGGATACACTAATCCATATTTTGGAACAAACGCAGCTGGAACAGATTCACAAATTTGCACACTTCAGTTTCCAACTGCTTCAATGACTGATTGGGATCCAGAAGCTCTAAAATCATTTTCAATTACTTCAGATCATTCTGATTTTGCAACTACAGCTTTAACTTTTTACCCTAAGTATACAAGACTTAATGGTGGAAATATTGAATTTGTTATTAAGAAAAATCAAGTTCCTTCATCTGATGTTGATGAATTAGGTAATGTAGAAATTAAATATTCTAAAGGACCAGACAACTTAAATGACACTGGTGACTTTGAAGATTCTGCAGCTAACACAACAGTATCTCAAGGATATACAAACTCTTCATTAGACATCCCTACAATCGATGTTCAATTGAAAAGTGATACAGTTGCTGCGAAAACACGTAAATTGAAAGCACAATGGACTCCTGAGTTCGCTCAAGACTTGAATGCTTATCACTCAATTGACGCTGAAGCAGAATTAACTTCTATCTTAAGTGAGTATATTTCAATGGAAATT